CGACGACTTAGTGGATAGCATGACTCAAGCCGTAATGAGATTTAGACAAGGGGGTTTTGTAATTCATCCAGAAGACTATGAGGATGAACCAGTTACCCATAAAAAAAGGACTTACTACTAATGAAAAAATTTATAGAGTTATTTGAACTAGTAATCCAAAGTGCTAAAAAAACCAAAGATGCAAAAAAATTAAAAGAATTAAAAAAAATAGGGGAAGAGCTATCTGTTTTAGCAAAAGAACCTAATACAATTACTGACGCACAAGTAGCTATTCTTGCTGACAAATTAAAAGAGTTTCAACAAAGTGCAAGTAAAGGTGAAGGTGTTGCTTCGCTTGATATTAGTGATGACCAAAGACAAATAAATGAAATTATAAAAAGAGGCGACTCTGATGAACCAGCAACTCTTGCTTATACTGAAAAAGTAATAGATCCAAAGGATCCTAACTATTTTGTTAAAACAGCAGCAGAAGCTAGACTACAAGTAGAACAAGAGGCAAAGTCTTTGTTTGATAATGGCGCTTTTACTAAAGAGCAATACCTTGACGAGTTAGGTAGAATTAAAGAAGAGTATGGTGAAGGTAGTAGTCTATTCATATCTTCTCAAAAAGCTGACGGTACTTATGAAACACCAAGTGTAACTAATCGACCGCAAGGTAAATCAGCAGACATGCAAGATGGTGCTGAACGGTCTATTCAGTTTGTGGCTGAGAAAACTGGTTTAAGTTTTGAAGAAGCGCGGCTCGCTATTATGGAAAAAATGAATGAAGGTTATGCAATAGGTGATCCTAAAAGAAGGGGACCTAATGAACTAGCAAGTATTAAAGCTTACCTAGACACTAACCTAGATTATAGTGCGACCGATGCTATACAGTTTTTAGAAGACATCGAAGAGATTGCTTTTAGTGGTAGTATAGAGTTAGCTTCTGATACTGCTAAAAACGTTTCTAAACAAAACGCTAAACAAATAATTGACAGTAGTAATCCAGGCGATGAGTTTGGGGAGACACTTATTGACTTTGATGATGCTAATTTAGAAAAATCTTTTGACCGAGTTGACAACACACCGGATGAAGTTTTACGTCAAGAGCAAAAGCCGATGACGCTTGAAGAGACTTTTGAAAACGTACCACCTGAACGTAGAGCCGTGATGGAAGAAATGTATGCACCAATAATAGAAGAACAAAAAATAATTCAAGCTACGCAAGATGAAATACAACAAACGGCAGCCAAGATACAAGACTTAATTGAACAAGGTAGAGTGGATGAAGCCGAGGCTTTAGCAGAGTCTTTAAGAGATTTTCAAACACAAATAAAAAATACAGACAGTGCTTTAGATGCAACTATCATTCCACCAAACAGAACGTTAAATGCTAAGGGTGGTCGGATTGGTATAAATTCACTTTTTAGAAAAAAATAATATGGCAGATAAACCTAAAGTACCAAAATTAAATATATCACGCCGCGGTTTCTTAGGTGTATTAGGTGGTGGCATTGCCGCAGCTTTAACTGGTGGTATAAAAACAGCACCTAAAGTAGCGGCGGTAGTTCCTGAAATAACGGCACAAGGGATGCCAAGCTGGTTTCCAATGTTAGTAAACAAAATTAAAACGCAAGGTAAACAAGCTAATACTGCAACCGGAGGTCGTAATTCAACCAACACATATAACCTAGATGATGGTAAAGGTAATGTATATATGCTAGAAGAAGACGTTGTAACGGGTAATATGCAAGTGTTTACACGTGGTGACGACTCTCAACAAGTTAATTTTGAATATCTTCCACCAACCAGAAACAAACGACCGGATGGTAAAGAATTTGTGGAAGAAAGTGAGTTTTATGCCAGCGAGTTTCAAAAAGGTGAACTGCAAGATTATGAAAACCCTGCCGACCATATTGATGATTTAAGACTAGGTATTACTAAAATAGAAGATTTTGCTACCCAAGGCAATAAAGCCTCAACGGAAAGATTAGAGGAATTAGTGGCAGATTTTAAAACAGCCACCACTAAAGAAGACATTGATGGGTTTGCCAAAGGCGGCAGAGTAGGCTATAAGAATGGTGGTGGGGTAGGAACCTTATTTAAGGAGAAAAGGCATAATGGCTGAAATAGATAACGTACGTGGTAAAATCAATTTACCCGGACCAGAAGAACTGGCGCAAGACATAGAACTACCTCAAGAAGAAGAGGCTAAAGGTCCAATAGAAATTAATGAGCTAGAAGACGGTGGTGTTGAAATAGATTTTGATCCAGCAGCAATGGTGGCAGAAGGTGGCGACGATCCACGTGCCAATTTAGCTGACTTACTAGACGAAGATATTTTAGCTAGTTTAGCTTCTGATTTACAAAGTGAGTACGAAGATAATAAATCAGCTCGCGACGATTGGGAACAAGCCTACACTAAAGGTTTAGATTTACTTGGTTTTAAATACGAGAACCGAACCGAACCGTTTGCTGGTGCTAGTGGTGCAACCCACCCCGTACTAGCCGAAGCGGTTACTCAGTTTCAAGCTTTAGCTTACAAAGAATTATTACCCGCAGGTGGTCCAGTTAGAACTAGAGTTGTAGGTAAAGTTGATGATGTCAAACAAGCTCAAGCAGAGCGAGTTAAAGATTTTATGAATTATCAATTAATGTGTGAGATGACTGAGTATGAACCTGAGTTTGATCAAATGTTATTTAATCTACCTCTTGCTGGTAGTACTTTTAAAAAAGTTTATTACGACGAAACTAAAGCTCGTTGTGTATCTAAATTTGTACCCGCAGAAGATTTAGTTGTACCTTACACCGCATCTTCATTAGAAGAAGCTGATACTATTATTCATGTTTTAAAAATGTCTGAAAATGATTTACGTAAAAATCAAGTAAGTGGTTTTTATAGTGACATAGATCTAGGTACTCCAAATTATAAAGAGAGCGAAATTCAAGAAAAGAAAAACAGTTTAGAAGGTACCTCTACTACTAATAAAGATGAAATTTATACCTTACTAGAATGTCATGTTGCTTTAGACCTTGACGGGTTTGAAGAAATGGACGAAGAAGGAGAACCAACTGGAATTAAACTACCTTACATTGTAACCATAGAAGAAGGCAGCAATGAAGTCTTAGCTATTCGTAGAAACTTTGATGCAAAAGATCCATTAAAAAAACGTACGGATTATTTTGTACATTTTAAATTTTTACCAGGACTAGGCTTTTACGGCTTTGGTTTAATCCACATGATTGGTGGTTTATCTAGAACGGCTACTGCAGCTTTGAGACAATTACTTGATGCAGGTACACTAGCTAATTTACCAGCAGGATTTAAACAGCGTGGCATCAGAGTACGCGATGAAGCCCAACCATTACAACCAGGTGAGTTTAGAGACGTAGATGCGCCGGGCGGTAGACTTGATGATGCGTTTAAAATATTACCATTCAAAGAACCTTCACAAACACTACTGGCTTTAATGGGCCAAGTAGTACAAGCCGGGCAAAGATTTGCGAGCATCGCTGATATGCAGGTCGGTGACGGCAATCAATCGGCAGCAGTAGGCACAACCGTTGCTTTATTAGAACGTGGCTCTAGAGTTATGTCAGCTATTCACAAACGTTTGTATGCAAGTATGAAACGTGAATTTATGTTGCTATCAGATTGTTTTGGAACTTACCTACCACCTATTTATCCATATGATGTTGTTGGTGGTGAAAGACAAATTAAACAAACAGACTTTGGACCTGAGGTAGATATCATTCCGGTTGCGGATCCTAATATCTTTTCACAAACGCAACGTATTAGTGTGGCACAAACGCAATTACAAATGGCCATGTCTAATCCAGAGATGCATAACTTATATACTGCCTATCATGACATGTACGAAGCTTTAGGCATTAAAGATATTGATCAATTATTACCACCACCACAACAACCACAGCCTGCTGATCCAGGACAAGAGCATATAGCGGCCTTATCAAGCAAACCATTCCAAGCTTTTCCAGGACAAGACCATACTGCGCACATGAAAGCGCATTTAAGCTTTATGGGGACTATGATGGTACGCACTAACCCACAAATATTGGCTTCAGTACAGAAAAACATCATGGAACACATCAGTTTAATGGCTACAGAGCAAGTAACACTTGAATTTAAAGACGAAATAGCACAATTACAGCAACTTTCACAACAAATGGCGCCTATTTTAGAGCAACAACAGCTAAATCCACAAGCAATGCAACAAAACCCACAAGTTATGCAGATGCAACAGCAACAACAGATGTTAAATGAAGCTATGGAGTCAAGAAAGGCTCAATTAGTGGCTGAAACCATGGAAGAGTACGCTGAAGAAGAGAAAAGAGTGCTAAATACCCTTGGAAATGACCCATTATTGCAGTTAAAAGCGGACGAATTACAGCTAAAAGCACGTGAAGAAGCACGTAAAAAAGAGGAAGGTGAAGACAAATTAGCGATGGAAAACTTGAAATTATTGCAAGCAAAAGAGATTTCTGAAGATAAATTGCAACAAGATGATAACCATGCTAAAATGCGGGCTTCGGTTTCTTTAGCTAAAGATGGTATTAAAGAAATGAAAGCAACTATAAAAGGTATTAACTAATGGCATTCACTACCGGTCCCGATTTTTTAACAGGTATACTTGGCGCACAGAACTCAGGTAATGTGTTTGATGGAAATAATACCAATACTGCCACTCGTTATGGTGAACGTATTGGCGATGATGGTTTTTTAAGAAGTGGTCCTTTTACAGCAGATTTTTTAGACAGTGACGGTGATGGTATTGATGATAGACAACAAGCTGGCGCTGGTCAACCACGTGTAGGTTCTAACCCTGATGGTTTTCCTTCTGTTGGTGGCGGTAGTAGCCCACCTCCCCTCGGTGGTGGCTCACCTCCCCTCGGTGGTGGCGAAGGCGACGCCCTTGGTCAGTTTCCAGGTGTACAAGGTCAAAATGATCCGTTAAATCCAGCTAATAATCAAAGATATTCTTACGAAAGTTATGCAGGTAAAACATTTAGAGTAGATAGTCTAACCGGTGAAGTTCAAGAAGCGGATATGCCTTTTGGAACTGCAGGAATTTTAGGTACTATTATGGGTAGTTTTAGAAACCTTAGAAGTGCTCCACAAAATATACAAAACGCATATAGTGATTCTGTAAGTAGAGGACAAAGAAATGTAGATTTAGAAAATCGTGTTGCAACTAGTCCAACCACTTATGGTATAAATCCAGACATGCTAGAAGATGATGATTTGTATTCAAAAGTAAAAAGTTTCTTTAGCAAATCTGAAGGCTTAAAAGGTAAAGGTACAAAAAAAACCACTGAAGAGGCAACAAAGAACGCCTATAACACACAGAAAGAAATTGCAAAGGCCACTAAAGCAGCAGCAGCAAAAAAACAAAAAGCAGACTTTAATAAAACCGAAACTGAAAAACAAAAAGCTAAACAAAAAGAAAGACAAAAAGATAGAGATGATAATAAAGATGGCAAAGGAGATAAAATGGGCGGAGCAGGTGGTTGTTTTGTTGAAGGCACTCCTATACAAATGGCTGATGGTACTACAAAAGAAATTACCACTATTAACGTAGGTGAAGAAACCAAAGGTGGTGTGGTTCAAGCTAAAATGGAATTTATGCCACAAAATATTTACAACTATAAAGATGTATTGGTTTCTGGATCACACTGGGTGGTAGAAGACAATCAATTGGTTGCTGTTGAAGACAGTAAACATGGAGTCTTAACTGATAGAGTGGAACCTGTGTATACCTTTAAAACTTCCAATAATAGAATATGGATATATGACATAGAGTTTGGCGACTTTGAAACAGGTAGTGATGCAGATTGGGAACCACATTTTGAAGCAGTAAGACAAAAACTTAACCAAGAACTTAATGAAAAAACAACCTAGTAAAGTTAAAAAAAAAGTAGTAAGATCCAAAAAACTAACCAAGGAGGTCAACATGATCGACAAAGTAAAAAATAAAGTTATGAGCATTTGGAATGGTCTAACTG